CTCCATCACAACAGCCAATGCCTTCGCCGGCACAAGCTGAACCAAGCATGGCTGCACCTATGCCACAAGGGGGCGCACAGTAATGGCAAAAAAAATCAAAACGACAACTACAACCACACCTACAACTACAATTCCTAATCCTTTTGCTGGCGGTGGTGGTGGTGCTGGTCAGCAACAATCTATTATTTACCCTGCTGGTCCAGCAGGTATTAAATCAATAACTTCCGCGCTTGTTAACAGTGGAGCCGATGCTGTCGCCGCCGCTACATTAGCAAAGCAACTGGCTGGTACACCAATTTTGCCTTCTTCTGCGTATCTAGATTCTAAAGGAAACATTACCAGTTCTGGATTAGATGCCATTACAAATCAAATTCTTTTTCAAGGTGGCCCTGCTCTTTTTGAAGCAGTATTTGGGAACGTACCTGGTTTTAATGCTAATGAATACATAACCAGTGGTACAAAAATTCAAGGTTCTTTGAATTCTGGACTTATCAAGGCACTTAATTATGCAGGTAGTAAAACTGGTGGTGATTTATCTAAATTGCCTAAGGGCGTTGATTACGGCCCTGGTCTTACCGCCGCTCAACAAACCAGTCGAGACACAATAACTGAAGCAGTCACCATTGCTGGTCAGATGACTACACAGATTGCCAATGCTACGGCTTCAGCAAATTTAAAAAACAGTTCTTATCAAACACTTGACCAATGGCTTCAAAGTGTTGATCTTGGAGCTATTACACCACAAGTTTACAAGTGGACAATGCAAGACAACATCACTAACCCTAAAGAGTTAATGAACATGGTTCGTGAAACACCTCAATACAAAAGCACGTTTGCTGGTCTTATTGCTCAACAGGCAGAAGCGGCCAAGAATGGTACAAAACCACTTACTGAATCAACGTACCTTAATTTGGTAAATTCTTATCAGGCAACTGCTCAGGCTGCTGGACTTCCTACTGGGTTCCTTACTACCCCAGACCCTAAAACAAAAAAGACTCCTATTGAAAACCTTGTTGCAGGTAACGTATCTGCTTCTGAGTTTAGTCAACGCATTGCTATGGGGTATCAAGCGGTAAATGCGTTGCCTCAAAGTGTTCAACAACAGTTTATGCAACAACACAATATTGGAACTGGTGGCCTTGTCGCATATTTCCTTAATCCAACCGCTGCTGCTCCAGTTCTTGAACGCCAAGCACTTGCAGCCAACTTACAGAACACAGCCCGAACTGCTGGACTTCAAGACTTCTCCTCTAACCAGGCTTCACAATTAGGTGAAATGGTTAGGGTTGCTGGAATGACGGGTGGCGCTTCTGACCCTTACAGCCAATTTACCCTAGGCAAGGCACAGACAGCGATTCAAACGGCCTCTAAGGACGTTAATTTGACCAAGGCGCTCCCTGGAGCCACTGCACCTACCGTGGACACCAATACTTTGATTGGAAGCCAAATAGCCGGTTTTGGAGGCACTACACAGCCAGTAGCCCAAAGACAGGTACAGTTGGCCGAAGAAGCCAAGGCCGCTCCCTTTGAAAAGGGCGGTGGATACGCCGAAACTTCTAAGGGTGTTACAGGTCTTGGTTCTGCACGTACATAATGTGCTACAATTACGTTAGGTGTTTGGCCCCATTGATCGTGGGCGAGCTGGACAACTAAACCGCTTGGTGGGGAGCACGTCCCCAAGTGCGTATAGTGCAAACAAATTTATCCGTTTTATTTACCTCTGAATAAAGCGCGTACCTAGAAGGAGCGATCAACATGTCCGATTTCGACAACGAACTTGACGAGCAGGAAACCAACAGTCAGCCACTAGACCCTAACATTAGGCGTCAGTTGCGTGAAGGTGACAAAGCCCGTAAGGAACTTGAAGCAGCAAAGGCAGAACTGGAAAAGCAAAAGCTTGAATTCCAATTCACCAAGGCTGGAATCCCAGAGACAGGTGCAGGTGCATTACTTCGTAAGGCATACGATGGAGAAGCGTCAGTAGACGCAATCCGGAAGATGGCTGAAGAATACGGCATCCTTTCATCTAATCAGGAAACCACCGAAGCCGCTGCTAACGATCCGGAACTTGAGGCTTTACGTCGTGCCCAAGGCGCGACTATTGGTACGTCAGGCGTAGGACCAGACTTAGGTCAGGAATTTCTAGCCCGTATTCAAGAGGCATCAAGTCCCGAAGAAGCCATGAAGATCGTACAAGAACAACAGTTTGAAAAACTGGGTGTTTGGACTTCTAGGAACGTGCGTTAATCAAAACACACTAACTAGAAAAGGAGTTTGAAATGGCTATTGATGGCTACTCAGACAACCCAACGGGACAGTCAACCCTTGACTTCTCGAAGGCCGCTTATGACCGTATGGCGTACTTCGCTCTACGTCCAGAGCTTTACTTTGACGCTGTAGCAGACGTTCAGCCTACTGCACAGTCAATGCCAGGTGCTTCGGTACAGTTCACAATCGTGAACGACCTGCCGATTTCAACCACGGCACTTACAGAAACAACAGACATCACAACCGTAGCAATGTCAGACTCAACCGTTGCGTTGACTCTTGCTGAATACGGTAACGGTGTTCTTACCACTGCCAAGTTGCGCGGAACATCATTCGTGGACATTGACCCAATCGTTGCCAACGTAGTTGGATACAACGCTGGTGTTTCAATCGACACGATTGCTCGTGCTGCTTTGGACGTTGGAACAAACGTACAGTACGCATCAGGACTCGGAGCAACAACACTCCAGACTTCTGTAACTACTCGTGCCGGTGTAGCAGCAGCAAACACATTGTCATCACTTGACATCCGTGTTGCTCGTGCTCGTCTCCGTGCTCAGAACGTTCCAACATTTGGCGGTATGTACGTTGGTTACATCCACCCAGACCTCGTTGCAGACCTTCAGGGCGAATCTATCTCAGGTTCAAACATTCAGGGATGGCGTGCACCACACGTCTACGCACAGCCAGGTGAAATCTGGAACGGTGAGCTCGGTGCTTACGAAGGTGTTCGTTGGATCGAAACTCCACGTGCTCCTGTATTCCAGGGTGCTGGTGCATCTTCAACAAACGTTTACGGAACTCTCATCGTTGGTCGCCAGGCTCTTGCCAAGGCTCACTCATACGTTGATGGTAACGGAGCGTTCCCACACGTTGTACCTGGTCCAGTAACTGACCGTCTACGCCGTTTCGTCCCAATGGGATGGTACTGGCTTGGTGCTTACGGAATCTTCCGTCAGGCTTCAGTTATCCGTATTGAGTCAAGTTCACTTCTAGGCGCTGACATCAGCACTACACCTGGAACTGGAACTGCTTACGAACCAGCAGTAGACCTCGGTGAGTCCGGCTCACCACTGGCTTAGTCCAGTAGTCAATTAGAACCTAGAGAGGAACGAGCGTTGTCGTGGCCCAGAGCTTGTAAGAACTGCGGAAGCAGGGACGTACAGGCTGGCATAGATGAGATTTATTGTCTCATGTGTGGTCGGCTTACCGACAAAAACGGCAACCTCGTTTCTCTCAAGGATCAACACACTAGCGAGGAAAAACTCTCATGACAGTACCTACAGGACTTGGCTTGACACTCGGACCAGAATCCGCAATGTCAGCAGGAACACCCCTACCAAACCGCGCAACACGCGCAGCTCGTAACGACGCTACAGCAATTAAGGGCGAAACATCAGACCCTTGCTACTGTGGCCAGTGCGACATGACAGATGTGAGATTTGAATAATGGCTGGTTACATTAGTCCACAATCACAAGCACAAATTACTACTTTTGCTCGTGGTGCAGAAAATCACGCTGGTTCAACACCAAATACTCCAAATCAACATGGAGTTTCGCCAGCACCTAACGCAGGACCCACAACTCAAAAGCATGTTGCTTCTCCAAGTAGTTCACCTGGCTCTGATCTTTGGCACCCTGTTGCAGGGGGTAACTTAAATGAAGTTGGACGAGTTAACGAAGCAACAGACCGTGCTCGTGGCGTTGACCCTAACACATACCACTAATAAAGGAAAATAATGGAATCACGCGCATCATTCCCAACAGTATCGGCTGAGTTTTTTCGTGGAACCACAGCCAACACTATTGACACAGGATACATCCCAACACCTGTAACTTCTACTGAGACAAGTGGACCTGCTAACCGTGGCGTTGAAACAAACACCGCTCGTGGCGTTAAGGGCACACCAATCATCGGTGGCATTACAAAGTTGGAGTACGGCTCAAACGCTGACGCTCCAGAAGTAGTTGGCTACAAGACATACGGAGACATGTAATGCCTAGTCGTTTTAGCGAAGAATTTAGCACTGACGTAAAGAAAAGCGCAATAGTTACGCCCATTGACTTTCGTGCAGCAACACTTCTTGAGGAAAGCCTTGACGGTGGTTACACTCGTGTAACTAAGCCAGTTGGTCAGCCTACTTCAGCTCCGGCTGAGAACCAGACAACTGGTGGTGCTCGTATGGGTGACGCTATTGATGCTGCTCGCATTGGTGCTCTCGGACGTAAGAACCAGATTAAGTAGGCTTTCATGCCTACTTTTACACCACCAAAGGTAAAGGACAACCCACCGATCCTGCCCGATTCAAAGGGCTTGGAGCGTAGGTTATGGCGTTACTTCCCTAAC